GGATGCCTCCACCGGGTGCTGACGTTACACCACAGCGCGCATGCACACCGTGACACGGTGTGCCGGAGCGTGTCAAGTCGGGCTGATGCCCATCGCTCGCCGCAGCATGTCGACCGGGTACAAGCGGCGAAAGAACGCGTCTAGCGCCGCCGGCAGCCCACTCCGATACGCATCCATCGCGTCGCGAGCGTTCCATACCCTTGCCGCGAGCCTTGCGGGAGGAGCGTGGTTCGCGTACCGGCGCTCTAGCCGGCGCTGACGCTGGAGCCGACGTAGCGCGCGGCGGGTCATACGTCGATGTCCTCGCCGTTCAGCAGTCGCGAGTATTGCTCGGGCGTGAGCTGCGACGAGTGGATGCGCTTCTTCGGCGCTGCACCCGCTGCCGGGCGTCCCCCATTGGGCTTCGGGCGCGTCGCGTTTCGGTGTGCTTTGGCCTTCTCGATGTCCTGTTGACGCACCGCGTCGAGCTTGTCGCCGAGGAGCGCACGCAGTTGGTCCGGGCTCATGTCGCCGAGAAGCGAGCGGCTGTGCGTCGTCATCTCCTCGCGCACGACCTGCACGGCGTCCTCCACCGTGAAGCTGCGGTCGCCCGCGTCGAAGGCCGCGGCGAGCACCTTGGCCACCTCGGACATCATGCGCTGGCTCTTGGGCAGCCCGGCGCTTTCGAGGCCCTTGCTGATGCTCTCGATGTACTTGGCGCGCTCGCGCTTCTCGGCCGCGGACGCCGCCGCTTCCTCGCGCTGGCGCTTCTCGGCTGCCTCGCGGTCGGCAAGGGCCTTTTCGCGCGCCGCGAGGGCGCGCTCGCGCTTGACGTCCTCCGGCGTGCGCTCCTCGGCCTCGATGAGCTCGCGGAGCTGCCTCGGGTTCACCCCGAGGTGCTGCGCCACGGCGAGGAGCCCGGCGGGGTCGCGCACGGTGTCGAGGAGCTCCCGCACCTGCGCCTTTTCGGCCTCGGTCTCTTTGCGGAGCCGCGCGGCCTCTTCCATGCGCTTATGGCTGGCGCTGCGGAGAGTGTAGTCCCGGAGCGCGTCGCGGGCCTTGATGCGCCTCTGCTCGCCGTCAACGGTGACGGTGACGAAGCGGTCGAGATCCGCCTCGGTCAGTTCGCCGGTCTCGAGCGCCTCGCGAATCTCGGTCGCGGCCGTCTGCGCGGTTGGCGCGCCGCCTGTCGGTGCCGCGGTGCCTTGCGGCTCTGCGCCGCCTTCGGTGAATCCCTCGTCGCTCATTCGTCCCTCCTCACATTCCCTGTCCGGCCTGCGGGTCGTACGGGGCTTCCTGCCCCGGAACCGTCGGCATGTTCGGCATGTTCACGCCCGCTTGTGCGGCGAGCGGGTCCTCCGGCACGTCCTGTAGCGGCGCCTGCTGGCCGCCACCCGGATTGCCGCCCGGCATGGGCGCGCCACCTGCGTCCGGGGGCTGCATCCCGCCACCCGCGTCGGGCCACGGCGGCAAGCCGATGAGGCCCAGCATGCCGGGATTGCCCACGGTGAGCTGCTGCCACATCTCGATGTGAAGCTGGATGTGGTCGAGCACGACCGACGTGAGATCTTCGTTCTCGCGGTTCTCCGGCTCGTCGAGCAGCGCGAAATGCGCCTCGATGTGGTCGGCATGGTGGTCGGTGAGGAGTACGCGCGCGGGCTTGCCCTGGCACAGCAGGTCGTTCTCCGAGAGGATGCCGCGGAGCTTCGTGTCCGGACGGTCCAGCAGCGGCTCGTAGCGGCCCGTGCTGAGCATCTGGAGATACTGCTCGGGCCGCTGGAAGACCTGGCGCTCCAGGAACTTGTCCGCGATGTCCATCCGGCCGCTCGACGTGCGCATGATCGCGTTCCCCGTGTCCACCGCGATGCGCCGAATGCCTGCCACATCCTGTCCGCGGAAGTCGCGCACCCATGCGCCACCGCGAGGGCCAGCGACGGCAACGAGCCGGGGCTTCGTCATGTACCGACGTGCGCAGTCGAGCCAATGCGTGCCGATGCGCTCGTAAAGCATCGCGTATGCCGACTGAAGCCCGCTGTTGTACTGCACGGCCATGCTGTGAATCAGCGCCGCCATCGCGCCGCTCTTGACGTTCGCGTCAGGCTGCCCGCGCGCGACGTCGTTGATACCGCTGATGCTCTCCATGTAGCTGCCGATCATCTCGGCAAATTTCATCGACGGCCCAAGGTCCGGCATGAGGTCCACGAGCTCCGGCTTCGCCGTCGACTCCCAGTGCGTCATCCCGTTGGAAAGCTCCTTGGTGTCGAGCCCCGAGCCGCGCGGCGTCCACACGTTGCGGAGGGCGCCCGCGTCGTGGCATGTGGCAATCGCGCTCACGACCGAGTCGAGCACGTCCTGTAGGCCCATGAGGTCCCACGCGGTCGTGTAGCCGAACGCGGTCTTCGTCTCGATGTCCGGCCGCATCGCCATGCACGGGATGACGTCGTACGGCAGCGGCCCGTCGAAGAGCACCGTGTCCCCGACGACCATCGCAAAACGGCCCTGCGGCATGGCCGGCGTACGCGCGTGGTAGAACTCGAGCGCACTGATGCGGTCGGGCTGCTCGCGCTCCTCGCGGCTGAACAGGTCCACCGTGAGCTGCGGGGCCGCGGGTGCGGAGCGGATGGCCTCGGCTGCGTCCGGGTACTGCGCGAGCAGGTCCCACCGGCTGACGCGCGTGTGCACCGCGAGCCAGTCTTCATCCTCGACGCTGGCATCGTGCGAGGGGTCGCGGATGACGTCGAGCGGCATGACGGCGCGCGCGGTGATGTCGCCCTGGTAGATGACGCGGTCCACGAGCTCGCCCGTGCTCTCGTCCTCGACCTGCTCGACCTCGATGGGCTCGCCGCGCTCGGGGTCCCACGTGACGAGCACCCAGCCCTCGCCGTAGCGTAGCGCGAAGCGGTCGGCCTCCTGCATGGCCCTCTCGAGCTTGTGCTCTTCGAGGTAATACTCGAAGACTTGCTCGGCCATGCGCGCGGCGGTCTGACTCGACGCGCTCGCGTTGATGCCGCGAGCGTTCAGCGTCGGGCGCGTGCCGGTGATGAGCACGTGGGTGTGCTCCAGCAGGCTGCGGAACTGGTTGCTGCGGACGAGCACGGTCTCGCCCTGCTGGCCGCCGTAGCCGACGCGGTCGCTCGACATAGTCGGGTCGTCGGAGCGGCCGAAGAAGAGGTTGTGCGCGTGCTGCCACCGCTCTAGGAAGCCGCTCTGCTGCACGTACTCCAGGTAGCGCGACCACGCGCGGTTCAGGCGCGCGGGCAGCTCCTCGGTGGGGCTCGCGCACCAGTACCAATCAAGGCCCGCTCCGGGCTGGTCAGTCGCCATTGTCCGCGTCCTCCGCGTAGACCTGCGTACGCACCGTCAGGTCGATGGTCTTGCCGTGCAGCGCGTCCGGCGACTCCGTGACCCACACGGCGCCGATGGTGGCCACACACTCAGGGTCTTCGCCCTCTGGCACATCGTCGCGCGCCACGCTGGACACGCAGAGCTCCACGCCCTTGCGGCCGTCCGTGAGGTGGCGCCAGTAGATGCGCTCGCGCAAGGTCTCGTCGGTCTCGATGGCAGCCTCGCGCATGGCCACGAGCTCGTGCTCGCAAGCCATTTGCACCATGAGCCGGGCCCGCTCCTCGTTGGATTCTCCGAAGATCATCGTCGTCGTCCTCCCCCCAATGCTTGCTCAAGCTTCCCGCTGGTACTCTTCTCGTGAATGACGTCGTGCCGCACGAACGCGTCCCCATGCTGCAAGTGCCGTGGGACATTCGGGTATGGTGACTCACTGCGGTCGACGTGGCGATGCGCGTACATGCTCTGCGCAATGCCGTCGAAGTGCCCGAGCCCGCCGCTCCGCGCGAAGCTGCTGCGCTGGTCGTTCCATACGCCGCCGCCCATGTGGGCGGTGGTAACGGTGCAGTCTGGGTGCCACGCGACCGAGCCCTCGGCGCACGCGATGCGCAAGGCGTTGACGGCAGGTTGGAGCCGGTCGCGGTTCGTCGGGGCCCATCGCTGACCGTGGTAGATCACGAAGTCGTTGATGACGATCTCACTCTCCCGCGTCGCCGTGCTCTGCGAGCTGTTAGGGTCGCCCCACCGCTCGTGAGGCTCGCGGCCCCACAGCATGAGCTCCTTCGCTGCGACGGCCGGCGCGATGACGTTCGTGCCTTGGTTGCGGAACACGAGCTCGTCGCGCTGGTACAGCACGTCGTCGTCGAAATGGTGCTCCCAGAAGCCGATCACGGACATATCGGAGAAGCCGAAGTCGGCCACCGTGAAGCAGCGGAAGTGAATCGGCATCGCCCGCACGTGGACGAGCAAGTCTCGGCGCTGCGAGAACTCCGGCACGATGGCGCGCGACTCTTCGACGATGCGTTCGCACATGTACTCGCGGCGCCACTCGGTCGTTTCTTCGCCGCCCGACTCGCGCTTGAACTCCTCGACGGTCTCAGGCGACAGGTGCGGTGCGTCGTAGACCGTTTTCACCCGCAGGCGCCCGGCCTCCTCGGCCTCGCGGCAGTAGCGCGCGACGAAGGGGTGCTCTGGCGAGCGACTCGGTGTGCTCGGCATGATGAGCTTGCCGCCCGTCGTCATGAGCTGCGGAAGCACGACCGACTGCACGACGTAGTCGAGCTCAGTCATGAAGCCGGCCTCGTCGAGAATGGCGAGGTCTGCGGCGCGTCCGCGGAGGCGGTTGGCGTTCGTGCTGTCGGTGCCGGCGAGCTGGATCGTCGAGCCGTTGGGGAACGACCACCGGAGCTTTTGGCTGTTGAACTTCGGACGCAGGTCGTCCGGGCACTCGGACATCACGTCTTCGAGATGCGGAACCATGATGCCCTCAGCGTCCTTTTGCGTCGGCGCCGCTAGCAGAGTGCGGGAGCCCGGCTTCGAGAGCGCCATCTCGATGGACATCACGCACGACAGGAAGCTCTTTCCCCACCGACGCGAGCACAAGATGACCTGTCGTCGCGCGGGCTCTTCGTGGACCATGCGCCGCAACTCCAGCTGCCCGTCGTGCAGCAGGTAACGCAGGTCGCCCGCGTGCCACGCGGCCTCGATGAGCGCCTCGGTGCTGACAGCTGCGAGGCTCACCGCCGCTTCCCGATGCTGCCGAGCTCCACGTCGGTGCGGAGCCTCTTAAGGTCCGCTTCAAGCGCCTCGACGTGGCTCGCGCTGGCCTTCGCCTTGAGCTTGTCGAGGATGTCCATCAGCCCCGTGCGCAGCTCCTCGAGCTCATCCACGCGACGCAGCGCCAGCGTCCGGCGGTACGCGTCCCAGGCGAGCGCCGCGACGAGCACGATGGCCACGGCGAGCGCGGTCACTCAGCGCCCCACGCGTCCCGCTCGATGGCGTCGTAGAGGTGCGCGAGCGCCACGATGCGCTCCTCGGGTGCGCGGCTGATGACCGTCTCCTCGCCGTCCTCGACGCGCACCACGTGGAAGGTCCACGGCTCGCGGGTGTCGCGCCGGAGCCCGTAGCTGTGCGCCGGCCAGTAGATGCCCGGCCGGGCGTTCTCGTGCTCGGCCACTGCCTCGGCCTTCGTCGTCGCTTCGTTCCGCATTCGTCGTCGCTCCCTCCGGCTCATGAGCCCTCGCCCTCGCTTCGTCGCCGCCGCAGTTCCGCCAGCGCATCGTCTGCTGCGATGACCACTGTGGCCACCTGCTGTTGAGCCGCCGCCGCCTCACCCCGCTCGGTCGCGCCGTCGAGGCGCTGGAGCAGGTCCTGTGCGGCCTGGAACCGAATCTTCTCGTCGTCCGCTCGGGTCGCGAGGTCAATCATAGAACGCATCGCGACCTTGGCGCCAAGGATGAGCCCGTCCGCGACTTCCGCGTGCATCGCCTGGCGAATCTGCTGCCAAGCCGTCGAGAAGTCGGGCTCTTTGCGCCAGCGGTAGAGCGTCTCCCGTCGCACTCCTGCGGCCTTGGCGGCGTCGTCGTAGGACTCGCCACGAGCAAGAGCGGCGAGCGCGACCAGCTTTTCAGCGCTCAGCGTGGCATCTTGTGGCACAGATTGGGCCACGGGGCCGGGGTTCGGATCGGGCTTGTCCGGCGTATCGCGCTTCATCGCGAGGCCTCCTTAGCGCCAGTTTGCGCCAAGCTGGGCGCGGCGTCCAGTCCGAGCATTACGCGCGTGCGGTCGCTGGCCTCCCACGCACACCTCGTTCGGCGTCATCGCATCCTCCATCGCACGTAGTCGCAGACCGCGAGCACGTAGCCCACGGGCCGCACGAAGCCGTTCCACACGAGCCAGCCGATCATGCGCCCTCCCCCATTTCGACCGTCACGATCGTGCATTCCGCCTCACCCTCGCCCGGCCGCCGCTTCACCGCCCGGAGCTCCACCACGCGCCGGTCGTCGTCCCAGAGGATGCCGTTTCCGGAGTCCATGACCATCTTCGCGAGGTTGTCTCCGTCCGGCACCGCGTCAGGCTTGCGGTTGCGCACGAACGCGAGCGTCAGCCTGACGGGTCCGGTCGCAGGCTGCCACCGCGCCGCAAGCGCGGCCGCTTGGAGCGAGGCGCGCGCGTGAGCCTTGGCCGCCCGCATCTTGGCGCTCGTGAGAGTGCGGCCGTTGTGTACCGTGGCCCGCTCCCACGACGCGGGCGGCCCTGGGATGACCGCGTGCAGGGTGCTCATCGCACCCTCCTCGGTTTCTTCGCACCCGTCTCCGCGGCCGCACGCGCCCGTGTGAGCGCCTCCAGCCTCGGACCGTAGGCTGACGCCCCGCACGCCGGGCAGAGCCGCCACACGCGACCGTAGGCCCACGGAAAGGCCCAATCGGCGCCCACGGGGAACGGAGCGGTGGTATCGCAGGTCGCGCAGGTCGCCTCGGTCACATCGCCCTCGCGGCCGCCGGGATCGCATCCTTCGTCAACTCCGCCCATCGTGCCACGACGAAGCCGAGCCGCCACACAAGCGGCTTGCCTCGGAAGTCCGGCGCGTGCGATGCGTCGTAGAGCTCCCCAAAGCGCCGCATGGCGCCCATCGCGATCGACCGCGCCGCTCGCCCATGGTCGTCCCAGCCGCGAGCCTCGGACATCTCCGGGGCCAGCTCGAGGACGCGTCGCTCGATGCTCTCGACGTGGGTCAGGTCCCGGCGTCGGTCTGCGTCGGTCGGTCGCATGCCGCGGGCTCGGCTGACGGCCAGCCATGCTCGCCATGGGAGCTCGAGGCTGCTCACGGTGTCGTACTCGCCGAGGGGGTCCGGGCAGTCGATCGAAGAGCCCGGTCGCGCACGGGCGCGCGGAGAGTGCGTAGCACTCTCTCTCCTCTCCTCTCCTCTCCTCTCCTCTGTCCGAGTGGTATTGAACGATTGCATAGACTTAGCTTCGTCACCAGATCCGTCAGAGGTCACGCAGAGGTCCGTCAGAGGCTCGGCAGAGGATCCGCAGAGGTCCGTCAGAGGCTCGGCAGAGGATCCGCAGAGGTCCGTCAGAGGCTCGGCAGAGGACGACAGAGGCTTCGCAGAGGCTCGCTTCCGGGCCGTCTTCGTGGTCGCCCCTTCGGCCTGGTAGCGGTCCCATCCTGGCAGGCTGGCGACTCCATGGCTCACCACGATGCACCCGTCCGAAAGGAGCTCCTCGACACACCGGCGCACGATGCGGCGCTCATGCCTCTCGACGCCAAGACGGCGACACACCTCGTCGCCAAGCGGCCGCCCTCCGAGCGTCATCGTGCCGTCGTCCTCCACGAGCTCGGTGAAGATCTCGCGGAACACCGCCCGCGTCAGCGGCGATAGCAGCGCGAAACTCCCAGTGGCCCGCCACGACCGACGCCACGGCTTCATGACCCAGACTCCTCGTCAAAGACGTCGGCGCGGTCGCTTTTCTTGTCGAGCGGGCGCAGCTGCGTGATCGCGCCGCCATCTTCGCGGATGAGCGCCACGCGTGGGCGCTTGGGGCTGTCCTTGAGCTTCGCCACCTTCGCGAGGGCGTCGGCGCCTTCGTGGTCGCCATCGCGCCAGATGAGCACGATCCCCTCGGCCATGTTCTCGACGTCGCCAGAGCCCTTGATGTCGAACATCGTGGGTTCGCGGTGCTTCTTGTTCTCCGGCCGCGAGAGCTGCGAGACGAGGATCACCGGCACCTTCGCCACCTTCGCGACGCGCTTGCAGGCTCGCGCGGCGTTCGTCAGTCGCTCACGCTCCGACACGCCCTTACGCTCCATAGTGCGGTCGGTGATCTCTTGCAGGTAGTCCACGACGATCAGCCCGCACGACTGCGCCAGCCGCTTTGCGTAGCGCGCCACGTGTGAGACGTCGTTGTCTTCGAGGATCGCGTAGTGAATCGGATCGTCGATCTTCAGCCGGTCGGCCGCGCTCACGACCGAGTCCATGTCGTTGCGTGAGAGCTGAGGTTTCGAGAGGTCGACCTTGGCTTGATGCGCGACCATGCGTCGGCCCCACACGGCTTCGCGGTCCTCGACCGAGACGATGCCCACGCGCGCGCCGTACTGCGCCCACCATCGCAGCGCCATCCACAGCGCGAGCGAGCTCTTGCCGGCGTTCGTCTCGCCCGCGATCACAATGAGGTTGCCGGGCGCCATGTGGTCGCCGAGTGGCGTGAACGCGCCGAGGTCCAGCCCGCGATTGTCGCGCTTGCGAAACACGTCCTCCATCGCAGCAGCCACGACGTCGGGCGTGGTGCGCAGCCACGGATACCCAGTCGCGTCCGCGTTGCTCGTCGCGGTCTCGGCGAGCGACTGCACGGCCTGGATGCACGCATCAACGTCGCCGCCATCAATGAGGGCCACGGCTTCGAGCAGCGGCTCCCGAAGGCGTCGAATGCGCGAGAGCCCACGAAGGTGCTCCACAGCCCCGGACACGGCCGCAAGAGGCGTGGCGTCGCCCTGTAGCAGTCGCACTGCCGTTCTCACAGCCTCGTCTTGTCGCTTCGCTCGCAGCGCCTCGATGACGCGCTCGGATGCCGGCATGGCCCCGGACTCGCCCAGGTCGAGGATGGCCGCGAGCACGTCACGGTGCGCGGGGATGGCCAGGTCGTCCGGCCGGAGCTCGCCGAGCCGACGCCACGAAGGCGGAGCGGCGAGCACGTAGCGAAGCACGCTCGCTTCGAGCGACGAGTCGTGGTCGTTCACGCGTACCTCTGTCGGATAGCGGCCGCGACGACTCTGCACATGTCTAGCGCTTCGTGGTCGATGGGTCCGTCGGGCTCGAAAATTGGGGGCTTGGCCGTCGCGTTGTCGAGCGCCCAAAGCGCAGCGTCGACCTCGCGCTCGGTCAGCTCCGACCCGCGGGAGTGGTCGCCGAGCGCCCAAAGCGCCGCCTTCCACACCTGCCACGTCGTAGCCACGGCCGGGTTGGCAGCGCGCATCGCGCGCCGCAGGTACCCGAGCCGTTCGATGTCGCTGAGGCACGGCCCTTCCTCGAGCGCCGTGACATCGGGGTCAAGGAAGTCATCCCACGTGCCCGTGATGCCGTCCGCGATGTCCTGCGCCTCCCAGGCGTCGGCAAGGTCACGAGCGCCCACGTCGAGCCTCCCGCGCGTTCATCCGAAAAGCCCCAGTTGGTCAGATCCTGCGTCCACGCTCGCGAGGTTGCGCGCAGCCTGCTCGTAGTAGCTGCGCTTGAGCTCGCACCCGACGAAACGCCGCTTCTCTTCCAGAGACACGTAGCCCTCGGAGCCGATGCCCGCAAACGGCGAAAGCACCACGTCGCCCGGATTGCTCCACAGCCGAAGGCACCGGCGGATCACGCCGAGTTGAAGCGGGCAGATGTGGCGCTCGTCGTCGTGCTCGCGCGCGCTGCGGTATTGCAGCGTGTCGCTCGGGTCGATGGTCGACGCGTCGTCGCGCGGATCGGTGTCGCCGCGACAGATCGCGAATCCCTCGTCGTCGACGCCGCGCGTCGTGACCCAGACCGGCGACGCGTATCGCTGCCAGACCTCGACGTCCGAGAGCAACCCTTTCCCCTTCTCTTCGTGGCCGATCGGCTCGACGTTCGGCGTCGGCTTTCGCAGCGTCACGACGTAGTCCGGGATACCCTGGCGACTCATCGACGAGTCCTTGCGGATCGTCTTGTGAAGCAGGCCTAGCGCCTTTGTTCTCTGCATCGCCGTGACGGGGTCTTTCCAGATGACGACCTCGGAGTGGAACACGAAGCCGACCGCCTGCATTGCGCGAATGAGGTCACCTCGGAAGTCGCGTAGACCGATGAAACCGTCGCGACTCTTCGACGTGGGAAGCAGCATGCAGTGCATCGACACGAGCCGACCCGGTTTCAGCACGCGATAGAGCTCGGTCGCGAGGAATCCGAAGTGCGCGAAGAACTCGTCGTTGTCCCTGCAGTTGCCCATGTCGCGCGGGCTCGCACTGTACGTGTACAGGCTCGCGAACGGCGGCGAAAATACCGAGTAACCCACCGACTCGTCAGGCAACCCGCGCACGAGCTCCACGCAATCGCCTTGGTACAATGCGAAATTCTCGCCAATCGTCTGATCCATCACTTGAGCCATGAGGGCACCTCCATCGTCTCGCTCGGTTGGTAGTCGTTCCACTGGCGCCTGGCGCCGCTCCCTGTCGCGTAGGACGCTTGCGAGACGTGCTCGAGCATCTGTCGCGACATCTCCTCCGCGTCGTCGTGCTTGCGTCTAAGGTTGCTGATGACCGCTCGCTCAGTCTCGGCAACGCACGTCCGCACGATCACTTCGCGCTTCTGGCCGAATCGCCAGCATCGACGAATCGCCTGATACGTCTGCTCGTACGAGTGCGATGCTCCGACGAAGTATACCCGCGCGCAGTGCTGCCAGTTCAGGCCGAAGCCCGCGATGCTTGGCTTCGTCACGAGGACGCGAATCTGGCCGTCCGCGAACGCCAGGAGCTTGCGGGCCTTCTCGTCGGGTGAGTCGGACCCTGACACTTGCACCGCGTCGGGTACCGCTGACGTGATCGCGTCGCACTCTGCGTTGTACTCGCCCCACACGAGCGCCGGCTCATCATGCTCCAACGCAATCGCGTCGGCGATGGCTCGGACACGCGCCGCCTGCGTGGCCTTCCGCGTGTCGCGCTGGTCCGTGAGCGTGCGAGCGTCGTCGAGGAACAGTCGCCCGACCTCTCGCGCGTTGGCGTGATCGATGGCGATCACGAGCTCTTCGTGCGTCATCGGAGGCAACAAGAATCCGTCGTCGGAGTATCCAAGGTCCGACGGCCGCTTGACCATTGCTGCCCATGACACGACCCATCGCCAGAACGCGCCGCGAGCGTGACCTTTCAATCGCCAATCCTGCGTCGCGCCGCCGTCGTGGACGAAGTACTCCGCGAGCATCTCGACGCGCGAGCGCACGCCGAGGAACTCTGCGTGGTTGCCGAGCTCCGTGAAGTCGTTTGGCGCCGGGGTCGCAGTGCACGCGAGACGAAACGGAGTGCGGCCGAACGCCTCGATGATCGCGTTGCGAGTACGACCCGTGAAGCTCTTCAGGATGCTCGACTCGTCAAGCACGATGCCCGCAAACGCGCCAGGCTCGAAGTGTTCGAGCATCTCGTAGTTCGTGACCGTGATCCGGTCGCCGGCGTCCGCGCGCCGGTAGATCGAATCGATGCCGAACTTTCGCGCCTCGCGCACGGTCTGCTCGGCGACAGCCAGCGGAGCGAGCACAAGCACGCGACCGCGCTGCGCGACCACGTCCGCCCACGACATCTGCATCAGCGTCTTGCCGAGCCCGGTGTCCGCGAAGATGGCGGCACGAGCGCGACCGAGCGCCCACGCAACCAAGTCGCGCTGATGCGGAAAGAGCGCCGCGTTGAGGTTCGCGCCCGTGATGCCTTCCGGCTCGTCCACGCGCGAACGCGTCTGAATCCACGTATCGTAGTCCATCGTCCCTCCTGATCCATCGACAGACGCTCGCACTCGACGCGTCGCGCCGGGCCTGCTATCGTCTGCATTGCTATCTCTCCTGAAGCCGCGCGGTGTGTAGCAGCCCGCGCGGCTTTGCTATTGTGCCCCATCCGGGGTCGCGTGTCACGGCTTCGCGGTGCGGGCCATCTC